GGGGGCTCACGTCGGTTATATTTTAAAGTGGCGTTTTCTCGCCACGAACTCCATCGGAGTTCATCTCGGGAGGGCGGGAGCGACTGAACCCGTACTGCTTCAAGCCATCTAAAATGACCATACACAGCCCCTGCCCCCCCCCGTATTTACGCCCGGGGGAGGCGTTATGCCGCGAGAGCAGCTTGGCGCAACAATCGATGCGCACGACGTTCGAAGGACTCCTCCCCAACAGGTTCATCCGGAGGAACTTCCCAAGTGTCGTCAAGACCGACGACAGCATTAGGGGGGACCTTCCAATCTTCATGCAAGGGTCCACTCCTGTCCACGAACTTAATGATCTTGCCAAATTGAACTTCAGATCGGTCGACATATTTATTCCAATAGTCCATCCAGGACCAGTGATAGTTCAACTGACACTTATGCCAACCCAATGGAGCGGTTACAAAGGAGGCCTCGATCGCCAATTGCTCAGCAACCGTGATATTGTAACGACGCTCAACCAACAGGCGAGTACCCATTCCAATGTCTACTGAATAGAACTTAGCTTTCAACATCTCCAGGTACATACCTATCTCATATTGGTTGGCATTGCGCATTGCACGCCGAATTGCTGCCTTATTATCGACGTCCTCAGTATGTCTAAGGCCATAAAGAGCAGCTGCTTGCACAATCGGGCAACCCGGATATTGATAAAGCAGTGAAAGACTCTTGGCCCTCAGCAGCATTTTGCGTGTTTTTGCGCTAGCATGTAAATATTTGGCTGTGGTCCAGCCAAAATTAGCGAGTACGTCCCTAGGATCAGTGACGTTCGCCCTATCTAATTCATCAAATATCAAACCGCAGAAACTAGCTTCCTCAACATTATTATGTTCCTCGATCTTGATATTGAGCCCAAGCGTGGCAAAATCTTCCTTGGTGGGCATACGTCCCCTGACACGAAAAAGGCCATCGTCTCCTTCGACGACACCTTTAGCATCAGGAGTACCCGTAAGTTCCAAGATAAAGAGAGCAGCCATCAAATTGGTGAAGCTATTACCAAGAGACGTACACATCTCTCCTGACATGCGCGTCGCCTCCACTTTCATCCAAAAATGCTTGTACTTCAACATGTTAGTCCCGGTTTGTACAGTATGAATAGTACGAAACCATTTCCGCCCTGACGCCAGCTCCTTAGTCATATACCAATACAATAGCATCTCACAATCCTCCATCAAAGATTTTGTGAAAAGTGACTCGAAGGCCGTATAATCTGTCGCCATGTATCGTGAGCCTGGCGCTGCGACGTTGTCAAGGATATATTGTGGACGATCCCTGACTGGAACTTTTTTGATGAAATAGGGCAAGGCAAACAGCACTCTTTCAATGGCCTTGAAGAACGGGCCCGAATAGCACTTGTAGCTGTCATGCCTTGAATTGATTCCCCGCTGATATTTATACTCCGCGTAGTTCTCAGCTTTTGCGAAGCATTTACATGCTGTGTAGGCCCGTTTTGACCAAATGCCCCCTGAAGCCTCACACGCTTCCCATTCTTTCCTCAATTGGGCCTTACGTGTTAAGGTATAGGGACACTCCTCCAGCCAGGAGTCAAAGGTCGGCTCATCCGTCAAGGGCCTAAGATGCTTAAAGAGCCATCTCATGACGAATTTTCTAAATCTCTCGCGGACATCCTTTACGGCCGACGGTGGTTTTCTCGCTGCACGATAAACCGCCCCCGCCCGCGTGCTCGTTTGGTCGCCTAGATCTGGATGCGGTGGGACAGCACCCAGGATGCCGGCGTCTAGGGCGACCATGACTGGCGCTTTCAAAGGGCTCTTGTGCCTGACGGCAGATGCGAAAGTTCCTGGCTTGGCTTCGACCATGACAGGTAACGAGACTTCGCGGTTGCCATACCCATAGGCGACAAGAGGTCCAGTCCGGGGGACGCGGGGAAAGGAAGATGAGCAGTCCTACGCTTCATATCCTTAAAAGTAGCGAACGCAAAGAGAACTGTGTCCGCATGCACATAACATTTACCGACCTGATGATACTGATCGATGTTTATGGCACCCCGTGTCCGATTATACTGATTGATCCTTTGCCAAGCGACTTCATCGTCGGCATCGATTGAACAGTTATTAGCATTGACCAACTGAGCCAAAAGAGCTAATGATACAGTATGTTGCTTGCATTCCTCTTCAAACATACCCATCAACTTCATGACCCACGTAAGGAGCGTCGCAGTGCGCGTATGCTTTCCGTTCTTACTGCCACGGCGGGCCCTTCCGGCCCAACCGTCAAAACTGAGCTTACGCACATACGTCGCATCACACAAAAATGGATCAGAATGCGTCATGTGGTCAACTTTTGAGTGATCTGTTCTAACATCAACAGTATTGTCCTTCGGATTGAAGTTGACCAACACACTAGGAGAAAAATTATGTTGATCAACATGCATCAAATAAACGTGCTGAATGAAAGCCCGACCTGCAAAGAGGCGGAGCACAATCAGTAAAGACGAAATCACAAGTCCGTTAGGGGCAGGCCCCGTGACGAACAAAATTATCCCAGCCCACCAAGTGTCAGGAAGCGTGTTCCACAAGGAAATGGCAACAGCGCACCACACCAAAGAAAAGACAAATAGTGCTACGAACGGAGTCCAATTAGACACACTCGTCTCGGACGCCCAACGTTTCTTAATGGTGGCGCGTGTCCTAACACGACCCGAACAGTGCTGGGGGCAAACTTTATGGACCTTGCATCTTCCGGCACCAAGCAAAGTGTTCAGTGCAGCCTCATGTTCATCGATTTTCTTTTGCAGCTCACGCTGTTCACGATTGAACTCCTTTAGCTCATCCTTAGTCTTAAAGAAAGGTTCAGGTAGAGCCGGGGGCTCGGGAATTGGATCAAAACAAGGCCATTGCAAGCCATAATGGCGCGTTTCACACGCCACAGGCCAGTTACCAGCACTAGGGCAAAAATTTACCACCTTAAATGACGCCTCAAGACAACTCAAGGTCTTCAACCGAATCCGTCTTGACTGTCGCCATCTAATTATAGGCATAGGTGGTGGAGGTGGGGTCGGGAGATTCACCAGCCGAACTGGCTGAACTCCGGGTCGGGGTCCATAAACCACGGTCGTCGCGGTGGCCCCTCCAGGGCTTCCCGCGGTGCGTACACCCACGACCCTCTCAACCGGGCAACCCGCCTTGGCAGACGGGGAACCCCGAAAGGGCAGCGGGCGAGTGGCAATTTCTCGCCCTAATTTCACAGGTCGGACCTCCTCTCCTACAAAACATGCACAGCCATAGCCTGAACATATCGTACAGAGCTCCAGCGGCGGCGCAGAAGCGGATGAAGACGATGATCCGACTTTCTTACACCACACTTTTGGAACAGCGTGGTGACAGAACTTCTTACATTCTTTAGCCTGGCAGCGTATCTGCAAGAGTTGCTGTGTGAGTCCACTGGGTGGAGCATTCACCAGTGGAGTTGGTGGGGGTGGTGCCACGGGTACAGTAGGTGCCGAGGGGGTGGGCACTAAAGCCGCACGCGCTTGCTCATGAGCTATAGCCAAACGTTGATCCCGTTCGACATCATACTCAACATCCTCCCAGGCTTCGCCTTCCATATTCGCGTCACTGATTGCTTCCTGAACCTTGCGATCATAGTTGGCGCGCATGGGACGTGGCTGATATTCTTTCCGGGGGTTCTTACTTTTCTCCTTATTCTTCCCCCGGGATTTAGTTTCCTTCTTCCCCCCACCGGAAGAAGGTTTGTGTTGTGGCCCAGGCGTGCCACCTTTCTTTCCAGATGCACGTTTTTCTAAGCCCCGGCCCCAACCTGGGTTGGGTTCGATACCCTCCCGCGTTAAATCATCGGGGGGGGTAAACTGCGGTGGCGCCCAATAGGGCAATTTCCAACCTGGAAAGCTTGTCTCTCGTTTGAATTCTTCATCCAGGCGCCACCATTGTATCAGCTGATCGTGGGCATATGTCCACCAGTCACACAGACCCTCAATAGTCGTGGGCCTTCTTATGGACCCCTTCACAAAAGCGATCAGCGGTTCTCCTGGCCCCACTGAAGGGTGCACAAGGATGGGTCGCGGACAAAGGTTGATATGCTTCTCAACCAGTCGGTAAACCTGTTCGGGAACACCGAAGTAGTTCATGCCCGACCACGTAACATGACGACCATAATTTTTATAGACCCAGGTCTTGTCGTCAACACCATCAACCCAATGTGCCTGAACGGTCCAGCATCTCTTGCCGACACGTTTCAGCACGTCCCGATTTTCCATACAACGCTTCAAATCAGCAGCGCCAAGGCCCAGACGCTTACAATGGCCATAAGCCGCTTTCAGTTGAGCTTCACTCAACAAAACGGAATTTACTGTAGCCACATAAACCTGATTGCATATACGCATGACCAATCTAAAATTACTCTTTTCGTTCGTGAAATCAATGCGTAAGAAGCGATGGCGGTTAATCATCTTAGCACGACCGTCACACACTGGACAAGTGACGGTCAGCCTGGCCTCCTTATATCTATTCGGCTCTCTCGGCCCAGGATTCGGTTCCACACCCTCTTGGGTCAAATCACGATACCATCCCGCTTCATTCCTCACGAAGACGACACGATACGAACCTGGCCCTGAGGAAATGTAAATCACATCCCCCGGCTTATCGAGGGCACAGATAGAATAGATGGACCTCTCCCATCCATCAGAATCGCGAGAGAAAAACCTTATCGGGCCCCCAGTGGGCAAGTAACCCAACACAGCATTATCAGCCCAATCGTGAACCAGGAAATAGAACAATGGTTTCCCACTTTCAAGATCGGGTTCTGATTTGTATGGGGGCCGCGCGTCCGAAAAACCCAGTGTGACACGACACTCTGGGTGGGCCTCTTCCGGGCGACTTATCATCTCATCAACCCAACGCAGCAGCGCTGAGCATTCAGGTGTCCCTTCTACAGCCGGTCCCCGCTGACTAAAATCTGGCGGGATCGTAATCGGAAAACTATACTGCGGCTGTGTGGGCGCTGGAGTGAAAGCATAAAGGGCGCGTAACAGGTTGGATTTGAACCGAGCAAAGGTAGCAGCCGTCACAACACGTCTATCACCGGAATAAAACATGTAACCGATGAAACCGCAGATCTGACGAGTGCAAGCCAACGTAGCAGCTTCAATTGTCCTACCTATTCCCACACCCTGAGCAACCATCATTGTGTCCTCCCCCGTCATATTGGTTAAAGCACTCACTCGCAGGTGAAGCATCCAAATTTTACCCGACTGGAAGGTACCACAATCCGTCAATGTTTTTTCCAAACGCCAACCAGCGGAAGTGACAAGATTAGTCAATAAAACACGAGGATCCATTGGCTTAACTTATCATAACATTGACGTCCCGGGATTCTACGTACCCGGGCTCTCGGCTCCGACGCCAACTTGGATCTAGGCCCGTTGGCGGCCTCTGACACCCAATGGTTTAATCACGGTTCTGGCTAACGCCACCCGGCGAACTATACATCGGCCGGGGGTCACGTGCACATCACACGTCTGGCTGACCATTTATCGCGAGCCCATACATCGCAAGTCAACCGTACGGCGCGGACGTAGCCCGCTACCCCACCCGATTTCACATTAGATCGGGCGGCACCAGAACCACCACCTCCCCAGCGCAGAGCACTGGGGCTATAGCACGCGGGCACCTACCTCACCCGCCAACCTCCACATCAACGTCTCTTGGACCGCGCCCTGGCAATATCTCTCCCGTAGCAAAGGGAGTTCAATAGAGCCAAATTCAAGACGCAGAACGAGTCGGTGGAGCCAAGCCGTTGATCAACCGACGGTCCCATCGAACCGAAGGAGGTGTGCGGTAAACGGCTAACCTACACAACAATAGTCATTATACATGTACTGGAAGCTTGCGACGTAGCGTACATGTGACAGGTAGAATGTCGCTGTTTATTCATGCTCTTAAGATGTGAGTTGGATGAGCAAGTAGTCCAGCAAGCCTGTATCTAACCTCATTCGTCTGCGTGCAGGCTTTGCCACAGATATACCCCTACGCGGGGATCACTTCAAGAGTCACTTAGAGACTCTCAGCTCCGCTGAGGCAACGGAGGCCTTCCCTTCCTCGATGGAGGTTTAGGGGGCTTCTTCTTCGCAGCGGCTGACTTAGCTCTTTTCTTTGCTTCCTTACGCTTTTGCTTAAGAGCTGCAGCCGAAGTCTTGTTATTCCCGGCAATGTAGTGGTCCGCTGCCTTACCGGCCATCCCAGCCACCATGGAGGCAGCCTTGGCGGCCGGATGCGGCAGCATAGAGAGACCACCACTTATAACAGGCGCGATGGCTGAAACAGCTTCAGCAAACCAATCTCCAAGGCCATTCTCCTTGACCATGACACCCACCGGCATATCAGTCATGATCTGAGAATAGATTTCTAGAGCGATTGGGTCGCGTCGCGGAGCTGGCCTGGCCAAGACGACTAGATCTTCCTGCTCCAATGACGGGAACCGTTCAATGAAGACATGAAGCGTCAGGACCAGCGATGCTGACTCATGGAGACCGGAGAAATAGGCACCGCATGGCGAGAACCTATGCCTAGCGATGTTGGAGCAAGCCGCAACGGCTCTACTGCCTGATGTAAAACAAGCACCGCCCCAAAAGACCCCAGTACCATCAGGAACAGTCCCTAAAATGGAACCATTATAATCCTTAGTATACATCAAACATCTTTCAGACAATCTTTCGACGGGATTATCCACATCATCCAGCGCACCCACTATATAACATCCTTCCTTGGCTTCCCAAGTGTCAGAAGTCGTTAGGGTAGTTGCCGACGCCGGATTGATCGGAGGAAGAGGGTAGACCTCACAGTCAATTGACCCTCCATATACAGTCGTACCTGAAATGAGATTCATTGATGTTGAACGCGCTCCCACACTAGTGGGTAGGCGCCAAGTGGTGACAGCTCCTTGCTTGTACAACTCTGCGGTTGTATCAGTCACCTCAAAGCCGACCGAAAGAACACGGAAGGCACCATCAAAGAATTTGTCGGGAACATTAAGCGAGCCATATTTCTGCGTCGGAACCGCGGGTATACTCCAATTTGCGTCGACCCCGCTACCGCAGCTCAAGTAGTTGACACCACCGAGCCCCGTAACTGAGGGACCGCCGGAAATGGATTTCCCCTTGTCATAATACGTGCCGATCGTCATGTCATGCTTGTTCAAAGCACCGTCTAAGTACATACTAATATCCCAGTTGCCCGCAGGCAGCTCCGTGGGTTTAGTGATAGTGACCTGACGCTTAACAAATTGAACGACACTACGCGCTACTATGCCATCAGGATGTCCAGTGGGTTCAATCGGTAAGTCGTGATATGGGTCCACGGCCTGTATTATCCAATTCTCCCCTTCACGGGTGAGACCCACCCTCCTGTACTTGTCCAACGCTGCTTGTGATTTTCTAACGCTCGCCATTACGATATCCACTTGGATACGGGTTTTCCTGCACTCTAAAATGTGCC